ATGCATATGGTCGAGTGATCAGCACTACAAATACCACAATAAGCATTGGCGGCAGTCAAGTCACGGGCACAGTTCCAACAGCTAACGTTGCATTGTATGGGCAAGTAAATGCTTATACAACTCAGACTTTTTATCCGCTGTTCAGCAATACAGTCATAACCGGCAGCAATACAACATTGGGTGTAAACTCAGGTTTCACATTTAATGCTACCTCAGGCAATTTGACATCGCCGGCTGGCCTAGTGAGCACAACTATATGGGGCGCAATGGCTGCTACCACAGCCAATGTCAGTTCAGGTGCAGCCAGTACCAGCACAACAACTGGCGCTCTTGTTGTCACGGGTGGTGTAGGCATAGGTGGCTCTGTTCAAGTAGGTGGCAATATAGTTGCTGCGTCAACTGCTGCTAGTACCAGCACAACAACTGGCGCTCTAGTAGTCATAGGTGGTGTAGGTATAGGCAGTGGATTAGGCACTGGTAATGCTATTGTGGTAAACAGTGCCACTAGTATTGTAGATAGTTTAAACAGTGTCTATCTTAAAGATTCTGTGATAATTGATGGCGGTACATACTAATATCTGATAAATATAGTGGCAGATAATCTGCCACTATATCAGTTTTTACTGATATATTTTCCTTGTTAGGAGTAGCTTATGGCTAATACAATATTGTTAAAAAAATCATCGGTTGTAGGAAAAGTGCCTGCACCTTCGAGCTTATCTTTTGGTGAACTCTCAATAAATTATAACGACGGTGTTCTGTATTATAAGAACAGCAACGGATTGGTTTTTCCAGCGAATGCGACCATTGCTAACGGTACTGTCAATGGCATACCTTATCTAACAAGTTCAAACACATTAGCTACCAGTAGTAGTTTATTATATTACAATGCATCAGGCAACGTCATTGCAGCAGCTACTACTCCAAGTAGCAGCACAACCACTGGCGCTCTGGTAGTCACAGGCGGTGTTGGCATAGGTGGCTCTGTTCAAGTAGGTGGTAATATAGTTGCTGCGTCAGGTGTTGCTAGTTCTGGCACAACAACTGGCGCTCTTGTTGTCACGGGTGGTGTAGGCATAGGCGGTGTACTTCAAGTGGGTGGCAATATAGTTGCTGCGTCAACTGCTGTGAGCAGCAGCACAACAACTGGTGCTCTAGTGGTCTCTGGTGGTGTTGGTGTTAGCAGTAATGTTTTCATAGGCGGCAATATCATACAAACTGCAAGTAATGCTTTTGCTGCACTTTCTACTACTGCATTGGCAACTGCGTTGGGTACAACACAAGCAACTGCATATTTAATCACAACAACAAATACGCAGTTTACAACTGTAACTGCCGGCACTGGTGCAATTTTACCATTGGCGCCACCAGGAACAACAATTTTCATAGCCAATGATGGTGCAAATGCTTTGAATTTATATCCACCAGTTGGCGGATTGATTGATCAACTTCCAGTTAATAACCCAGCGACCATCACAGCTGGTGGCATGTGGTCAGGTGTATCTTTAAGCGCAGTGAACTGGACTACTGTCAGTCCTGGTACGGTAGGTACAGCTAACCAAATCACAGTGACTCAAAACAGCGGCAACGTAACACTAGCATTGGCAAACCCTTTGATTGGGGTGAATACTTCCAACGCAGCTATCAATGATAACTCCGGTACATTGGCATCAACTGCATATACTCGTAGATATGGTGGATTTGCAAATGCTCAGGTATTTACAACAGCTACTGCTGCAAACGTAGCATGGACAATTCCTGCAGGCGTGACTAAACTTGAAGTAACCGTTATCGGAGGCGGAGGTGGTGGTGGTGGTAGTCCGGGTTCTGCTGCGGGTGCAGCAGGTGGCGGCGGCGGCAGCGGCACAGTTGGAAAATATTATTTTACAGACGTAACGCCGGGAGGTACATTATATTATTCGGTTGGTGCGGGTGGAGGGGCAACAGTTAACGCAGCTGGTGGCACTGGTGGTACTAGTAACGTCGCTGTCACAAGGGCAGGCTTTGGTGCTAACATAGTAATAAGCTCACCTGGTGGTTCTGGTGGTGCTGTAGGCACTGCAGCCTCTACTAGTAAGATAGGTGGAGCAGGCGGCACTATTTCTACTATCTCAGGCCCTGGTATAATAACAGGTCAGTTTATAGCATTTGCTGGTTCTTATGGCGGCCCATCATCATCTACTGCTGCTGCTACGTCAGCACACGGAGGAATGGGAGCACCGGGTTATTTAGGAATGGGTGCTGGTGCTGGTAACGTAGCACTCACTGGTGCTTTTGCAGGTTCAGCTGGCACAGGTGCTGGTGGTGGTGGTGCAGTGTCAGGTGCAGGTGCTATTACAGTAGCTGGTGCGACGGGGGGCAGTGGTGCAGTTATTATTGAGTACTAACACATTTTCAATAACTTTGATTTTTTCTTTCACGGACTCAAAGTTAAATGTTCGCCATACACCAGGATGCAAAGGTCTAGGATGATCTTCTAGTCGCACCCAGCAGTATCCACTGTGTTCTGAATTTAATTTTGGCACAAACTCGTGATCTACTATAATCACGTATGTGTGATAGAAAAATTTTCCTGAATCACTGGTGAACTTTTCAACTGGAATGATCTTTTTATCAGTAAGATCTTGGTCTATTTCTTCTTGTATCTCTCTGTATAAGCCTTGGATAATTGATTCACCTTCTTCAATCTTGCCGCCAACCAGACCCCAATTGCCGTGATAACGACATCCAGAACGTAACACGAACAAATATCGCTGAGTTGAACGACAGAAGATCAAAGCACCAGCTGCATTTAGATCGCTATGCTCCACTGTCCGCCTGGGTATCTGCCTTCGTAGCTCTTGATCCATTGAAAATCTATCCATTTGTATTGTATATGTGTGGTAAGGTTGGTAACATAAGCTAGTTCGTCATTGCTTTGACTGTCAAACATAACACTCCAATGCACACCATTATACTCTATAATATCATATTTGTGAGCAACTAAATCTTGGCCATCAGTGCCTCTCCAAGCAAGAGCACCGTTTAAATTAGAATAACTGCCGATGTCATCTAATAACAAATAACGAGTTCCTGCAGCTGGAGAAGTTAGCATGCTGCCAACATTAACATTCAATGGATCAATTATTGCATTTATAGGATTTAATGTATTTGAAGGCAAAGTGTCAACAAAAGGAGTGAATATCATTTGAAAGCTGTCAGTAGGATCAATTGCAATAGTGCCAATTATTTCACTACCGTTGTCTTGACGAAGTCTTATTTGAGTAATTCCGGCACGATATCTGCCGTATTGATCTAACAAATCAGCCCACGAAACTCTATATGGATCTGACAAACTAGTAGTAGGTCTAAAAGGATCATCTGTGACTGGTTCATATGCTTGTAGAACTGTCAAAATAATTGTGCTGTTAACATTGTTTACCAGCAATGCATAATTCAATAAAGTATATATTTTCAAATCGAACTGTTGTAAATCATAGATAGTAAAATAATCTGGTCCCAACTGTTCTACCGCAGCACCCTCATTGGCAGTACCGCCTGTTCTGCCTTCATACTCACCAGTGCTTATGAACTTGGTAGAAGGCACAGTGAGTTCATCTAGCTTGGAGTAGATAGCTTGTATCACACCCATTTTCTTGAGCTTGATGCTGGTACTTACCCAGATAGGTATTTCAAAAGTCAAAGTAGCAATACTAATTGGATCTTCTTGGCCAGTAGGAACACTGCGACTGTCCCAGTTACTATCCGTCAGCAATACATAAGTCAAACTAGTCCAATCGATATAGCTGTCATTGCTCTGTATTTCCATTGCTGGGTTAAACATTGCAGCCAGTTGTTCCCATAACTGAAGTTTTTGTTCTGTATTACTAGTCCAAATATCCAGCTTCATTGTTAGTTTATATGGCACTGGCATCAATCTTTCTACAGTGAAAGCATCACCTTGTCTATCTAAAAATGTGCCAGTCACTGGATCAAATTCACGCTGACGTAGCTGCATTTTGCTGACAAATGTAGGATTTTGAACTCTGTCTCTGTCGTAAGATAATCCACTTACATAAGCAGCCATGATAGGCACGCTGTTTAATGTATTTTCACTGTTGCTTTTTACAATTTGTGCAGCTTGGCGATTTTGATCACCATATATTACTGGCACGCGCTGTAGCGAAACGATTCCATTGCGATCTTTACCAAATTCTACTTCTAGATTTGACACCATGCGTATAAATTGTCCAATAAACTTTCGGATTTGCCCAGAATAAAAAAAGTTAGATTCAACTGTCATTGGTATATATCTCAATTATCTGCTTTAGGTTTAAGAGCGTCAGCCAACGATTGTTTTTCATGCCGGGTGTTGCCTTGGCTGTCAACCCATGTAGTACTGTTATGAGTAAATCCTGAGAACAATGTCTTGTTCTGATCACTATTTGGCGTTAAATTAGTTCTCTGTACGTCCTCTATACGTATCCACCGGGTACCATCAAATCTAAACAAACGATTAGGTATGTAATCCGTGCGAAGAGCAAATTCTCCGGCTTTGGCATAATCAGGAAATGCAATGCCTTGCACAACAGGAAATCCATTGGGTGCTAAACCATCACCTGTGAGGTATCCTTCTATCTTGCTAGTAGGTGATATAAATGCTTCGTCAGCATGTTCAGTAATGTTACTGGCATCACGCAGATTATTATCAGCAGTGGTAGCATTGTTATTTGGTATAGTGCCGTCAATGTTCAATGGCTTGACATACAATGGACTTGTGTCAAATCCGCTTTGTGGAAGATTTTGCTCAGCTTCTTTGATAATAGCATCATTTATAGCTATATTTGTATTATAAACACTCAAAATTTGACTCAAAGGTGTGTTGTTTGTGCCAGCAGTGATGTTGTTTAAAATGTCTTTGTATTCTTGACTGTCAACTAATGGATTTAATTTGCAACGCCACAGATGAGGCCACCAGGTTGGACTATAACCTTCACTGGCACGAGTGCAATCTCCAACTACAAAAAATCGCTTAAGTGCTGCTGGCAAATCTTGATTTATAGGATCATAATCTACCAAATGTTGAAGTTCTAGAACATCGCCGTTCATGATACGACGACCTAAGATATCAATCATGTCATTTAAATGAAAAACCATGAATAATGTACCTGTAGCCAAGAATAATCCAAATTGACTCAAATCAAAGTCCTGGTCTGCAACCTGATAAATTCCACGCATCTTGTAGATACTAGTGTCATATTTTCTATCGCGGTTTTCCATGAATAATAAATCTTGAATGTTTAATGCACTTTGATTTGCATAAGCTGGTTTAGCTGCTTGCCCGGTAAATCCTATGCTAGTGCCAGTGGGCACTACTGTGACTGTGCTTTGACTTAGTGTTATTGTGGCAGCATCTTTGGCAACCACTGTAGTTCCAGCTACAACACCTGTGCCACTTACTGCATCACCAATATTAACACTCAGTGTGTTGGCAAAGTTTAGCACTGTTCCGACACTGGCCTGAGTAGCATTGGTCGATAATAATAGGCCCCCGGCGTTTGTGCCTAGATACTTGTGAACTAGAATGCCAGTTCCTCCCACCGTAAACATTTCGCTGATTCGGCGATCAAAGAACTTGTAGTCATTGCTATGACGACCATCTTTCCATAAACTTAAGCGAGCCAATGTAATACTCTCCGATAATCTTGTATTTATGCGATAAATACAGCTAAAGGATATACCAATGCCATCATTGCCAGCACAACAGCCTGTTATCGAAGGTAACTTATCAGCTTACAACAGTTTACCTACTACCAGTTTATATAATCCAACTACTGGCACTGGTGCAGGGCCGATCAAATATGATCCAACCGTACTGCCAACATCAGACTTGAAACGTGCGCAAATAACTGATTATATTCGCATGAGATTGGCAGATGGCATCGTAGATGTAGAACTTGAAAAAGAACATTATGAGATGGCAATCAATCAGGCATTGGTCAAATATCGTCAGCGTGCCCAGAACTCAGTAGAAGAATCATTTGCATTTTTAGATTTATTGCCAGAAACACAAGAATATATTTTGCCTCCAGAAATACAAACAGTGCGAGCAATATATCGCAGAGGCATTGGTTCAGTCACTGGAACAACAGCTAGCCAGTTTGAACCATTTGCTTCAGGCTATTTGAACACTTACATGTTGGTAGCAGGTCGCGTGGGCGGTCTGACAAACTATGAACTGTTTGTAGATTATCAGAAACTAGCCATGCGCATGTTTGGTGGGTTTATGAACTTCTCATGGAATCCAACAACTAAAAAGTTGACTATTGTGCGTAAAATGCCGTTTGCGTATGGCGGCTCCACCGGCGGCAGTCAGCCGGGTAGTCAGTTTGAAAGCGTGTTACTGCATATCTACAATGTCAAGCCAGATCAAATGATTCTCAACGATACGTATACATATCCTTGGATCCAAGATTATGCTTACAGTTTTTGTAAGCTTATTGTAGGCGAAGCTCGTAGTAAATTTGGCACAATAGCAGGACCTCAGGGCGGAACCAGTCTCAATGGCGACGCATTAAAGAACGAGGCTAATGCTGAGATGGAAAAATTAGTAGAAGATTTGAAAACTTATGTTGATGGTTCAACACCAATAACTTGGGTCACTGGTTAAACCTATTATATTGATTGACAGGAAATAATAGAGTACACTGATAGCTCACATCGAGGAGCACTGTATGCTTGTTGGAATCGTTGGTTGGATTGGCAGTGGCAAAGACACTATTGCAGATTATTTGGTT